CTGTCAATCTGCAATGGACGGAAGATCACCGCTGTATCTGCGCTACAAGTTGGCGCCGGGAAAATAGCATGGCGAAACTAAACCAACGGCAGTGGGACAAAATTGAAAAGCGTCTATTAGCAGGAGAAAAAATAACTGTCATCGCGCGCGACAACGGAATATCACATCAGGCAATAAGGAAGCGTCTCGGTTCCCTGGTAACCGAGATTAAACAAGTTGCTAATCAAATAGTTGAGACTGAAACAGCTCTGAGAAAGTTACCGGACGTTGCGCAGGTAACCGCGCGTAACTTGGCAGATGATTTAATGGCTATCAGCATGCACGCAGCAAGCGGATCAAAGTACGGCGCAATGACATTCCACCGGCTTACAGGAATTGCTAATCAGCATGCCCAAACACTCGACGATAACGACCCGAGCCCTGAGACGCTGACACTAATTGGAGCACTGACAAAAGTTGGTAACGACGCGGTTGCGCCAGCGCTAAACCTGCTGGCGGCGAACAAGGACCGAATCAAAGAGGCCGACGATCTCGCTGATGCCGAAGGAAAACTAATCCAAAAAATAGAACTGGTTGCACTTGAATGAGCCATCCTAGAGTTTCTCTGCCTCCGAAGTTGATACCGGTTTTTACTGGTCCAGCTCGGTATCGTGGTGCATATGGCGGGCGTGGATCGGCCAAGACTAGATCATTTGCAATAATGACGGCAGTCAGGGCAGTCATGCTTGCTCAGGAAGGCAAGACCGGCGTGATTGTATGCGGACGTGAATACATGAATTCGCTGGAAGAATCGTCGTTTGCCGAGGTCAAAGCTTCGATAGAGTCAGAGCCGTGGTTGCTTGATCGGTTCGAGATTGGGGAAAAGTACATCAGGACAAAGGACAGGCGTATTAACTACGTGTTTTGTGGTCTGCGGCATAACCTTGGTAGCATAAAATCAAAGGCTCGCATCCACATCATGTGGGTCGACGAGGCAGAGCCGGTTTCAGAAGAGGCCTGGAAGATCATTATCCCGACCGTTCGTGAGGAAGACTCCGAGTTATGGATAACCTGGAACCCTGAGCGCAAGAAATCGGCGACCAATATCCGATTTAGAGAGAAGCCGCCTAAAAACTCCAAAATCGTAGAGCTTAACTGGCGAGACAATCCGAAGTTTCCGAAGGTGTTGGAGGAAGAGCGGAATGCCGATTTAGAGGATAGGCCAGACGATTATGATCATATTTGGGAAGGCGATTATGTGACGGCTAGATCGGGCGCATACTTTGCCAAGTCTCTGTCAGTTGCAAGGTATGAGGGCAGGATAGGGCGAGTCGCCGCTGACCCTCTGATGTCGCTACGGGCATTTTGGGACATTGGCGGAACCGGACAGAGAGCAGACGCATGCTCAATCTGGATCGAACAATTCATCGGCAAGGAAATACGGTCTCTTGCTTATTACGAGGCAGTTGGACAGGATTTGGCTACACACATCGCCTGGCTGCGTGACAACGGCTATGAAAAGGCTCATCAGGTACTGCCGCATGATGGAGCTCAGCACGAGAAGATCGAGCGGATCACGTATGAAAGCGCTCTACAGAAGGCCGGATTCAGTGTTGAGGTGATACAGAATCAGGGCGCAGGGGCGGCAAGAGCTCGCATCGAGGCGCTGAGACGAGTATTTCCATACATCTGGTTTAACGAACCAAAGACAGAGCCTGGAATAGATGCACTTGGTTGGTATCACGAAAAGTGGGATGACAAGCGTGATGTTGGACTAGGGCCAGATCATGATTGGTCATCGCATTGCGCCGACGCAAAAGGGCTGATGGCCATCTACTACGAAAATTACTACACAGCATCTGCACGGAAAATTCAGCAAATCAAACGTCACGGCTCGGCCATGGCCAGATAGTTGGCTATTCCCGCCTAGCCTTGCAGCATAAGCGCTTTCTTTAATAACAACCTCAATCACGGAGAATCGCGCATGAGTGCCGATGGCAATACCCCAGACTATTCCATGCTAACCCCCGAAGAAATCGAAGCCATTCAGGCTGATCCGTCAGCTTCGGAACTGGTGACGATGCGCCAAGCTGAAGAAGCAAAGCACCTGGACGACGAAGACGAAACCCAGTATGCGGACGACGACCATGATGAAAAGAAGGGCGATGAAGCAAAATCCGCAGACGATACAGGTGCAAAGGCTGATGACGTAAAAGACGATTTAGCCACGGATGCCGGCGTAAAAGCAGAAGCCATCGATCAGCCTGCGCCAAAAGCGCCAATCTACGACGCCAAACTCCCCGATAATTTCCAAGAGCAAGTCGACGGCCTGAAAACTGAACGCACCGATCTGAAGGCCGCGTACAAAAATGGCGACATCGATTTCGACGAGTACGAGGAAAAGAGAGAGGCTTTGGATGATCGCAATCGGGAACTGGATCGCGCCATCACCAAGGCCGAAATCGCCCAGGACATCAACGTCCAGAGCAACAAAAACAGCTGGGCCGATACCGTTTATAACTTTGCCACCGAAACGGCCAAGAACGAAGGTATCGATTACCGCAAGGATGCCGCCAAACAAGCCGATCTGGATCTGTTCATCAAGGCCTTGGCCGCGAAAGACGAGAACGCCGACAAACCGATGGATTGGTTTCTGCAGCAAGCCCATGCCAAGGTTAAAGCCCTGCATGGCATCGAAACCAAAAAGCCAGATAACAAGCAGGACGCCAAGCGCGACCGCAAGCCGCCCGTGGAATCAATCCCCAAAACCCTGGCCAACGTGATCGGTGGAGATGATGCGACCGAGATAGACGGCAAGTATTCAGACCTCGACAAGATGGACGGCCTGGAGCTTGAAACGGCACTGGCTAGGATGTCTCCGGATGAACGCTCGGCATACCTGCGCGGCGTCTAATGGAAACGGCACTGACACTGGACATTAAGCCGGGCGATGTCGTGTCACTAGATAAAGGCGCCGTCAAGATCGAGGTCGTTCATAAGTCAGGCAAACTCGCTCGGCTGCGGTTCGTAGCGCCGAAGGAAACCGAAATTAAATTGATAAAGGCAGAAGTGAATGAATAAATTTATTGGCGTAAAACTGATCAACGCTGGCGCGATGGGGCTAATTGCCGCCGAAGCGCATTTGAAACGGGACACCGGGTACAGAGGGTTGCGTACAGAAGATGGAGACTGCGAAGGCTATCTTGTTGAATATGCGCCAGATGGCTATCAAGCGTGGTCACCCAAAGATGTGTTCTAGGATGCGTATCGCCCAACTGACGGCTTGACGTTTGGGCTGGCGGTCGAAGCATTGAAGCTTGGTAAAAAGGTAGCTCGCGCCGGATGGAATGGCAAAGGAATGTGGCTAGAGCTGATCAAAGGCAGGGATGTTCAGATTCACAATCATGGGTTCGGGCCAAAAAACGAGTTCGATCATGGTTGGCGAGAAAGATGCCCAGAGTTTGCTCCTTGGATTGGCATGAAAACCGCCGACAACAAATTCGTTCCCTGGCTTGCAAGTCAAACCGATGTACTGGCCGAAGATTGGGCAATCGTAGATTGAAGCATCTCGCCTAGCCTCGGAGAATTAACACCATGTAATCGGAATGGTCTGATTACAGGTGTTCCGAGCGGCAACGCTTTAACACGTTTGATTGGACGCGCAAGAGTGCCTCCGAAGTTAACACAACTTTAAGAGGTACTCTAAATGGCGCGTACAATCATCGGGCTCAACGATGCCAAGGCCGTCCACCGCTGGTCGGCAAACTTGGCTTATGACGTAAGTCAAAAGTCTTATTTCAATCAACGTTTCATGGGTAAAGGCCAAGATGCCGAAATGCCTATCCAGATTTTGACCGATCTGGAATCCGACGCCGGTGAGGCGATCACCTACGACCTGTTGGCCGAATTGAAAATGGCGCCAATCGAAGGTGAAGACATTCTGGAAGGCAAAGAAGAAAGCCAGAAGTTCTACACCGATGTCGTCTACATTGACCAAGCGCGCGCCGGCGTCAATACCGGTGGCCGCATGACCCGCAAAAGAACGCTGCACAACTTGCGTGAAAGCGCAAAACGTCAGCAATCTAGCTGGTGGGGTCGCTTGTTCGACGAACTGCTGTTTATTTACCTGTCAGGATCGCGCGGCGTTAACGGTAACTTTGTTTTGCCGCTGAGTTATACCGGTCGCGCAAACAACCCGCTGACTGCACCGGATGCGAACCATGTTCTGTACGGTCAAAATACGGGCGCACTGGCTACATCCGACGCCACGCTGGTATCTGTCAGCATAGCCAACAACAACTGGATGTCACTTGAGTTGATCGACCGGGCAAAAACCCAGGCCGATGCGCAAGGTGGTGGCGCTTCCGGTATTCCTGTTTTACAACCGTGCAAGTTCAATGGCGAGGAAACATTCGTCTGCGTAATGAGCACCTATCAAGAGCAGGATCTGAGATCAAGCACCCAAACCGGTCAATGGCTCGATATTCAAAAAGCCGCCGCCGCCGCAGAAGGTAACAAGTCCAACATCTTCAAGGGCTCCTTGGGCATGTACCGCGGCGTTGTTCTTCACTCGCACCGCAATGCCATCCGTTTTAACAACTGGGGATCAGGTGCCAACCTGTACGGCGCCCGTGCGTTGTTCATGGGTTCTCAAGCCGCCGTCATGGCGTTTGGTTCTCCCGGTACAAAAATGCGCTTCGACTGGTATGAAGAAGCGCGCGACAACGGCGACAAAGTGGTTATCACTACTTCGTCAATTTTCGGTATCAAAAAATGCACATTCGACTATTCAGGTAACCAATCGGCCAACCTGAACGACTTCGGACTGTTTGCGCTTGATACCACCACCAGCCGTCAGGCTCTGTAAGGGGAATCCAGAATGTCTTTTACAAATTCAAATGACTATTTGACTGGTCGCAAGCCAGTCCCAACGCCGGCTGAAGCTGATGTTACATCCGTAAGATTCGCTCTGACGATGGCTACAGCCGATTTATCGCTAAATACAATCGGCGTTATCGGCGTGCTGCCGGCTGGTTATGTGCCTTTTATCGCGTTGCTCGACTCCGACGCGCTGGCTGCATCTGCCTTGGTTTTGTCTATCGGCATCGGTAACCAATATCACCGTGGCGCTGCAGGCGGTACAACTGTCACCGCAGACGCAGCCAACACGCTGATTTCTACTGATGCAGTTGATGGCGGGGCGGCGTGGGCTACCGGCATTACGGCTGCTGTTG